AGCTATACTTCAGGAGATCCATCTGGTTTTGGTGGGAATGCTGGAGTCAAAATGACAAAAGATTCTATCACATATTGTACTTCAGGTCTTGTAGATAGAAATAAAGGAAATACTCTTTCATATCTTCACAAAGCAATTAAATCTCTTAATCAACTTAGGATGATTGAGGATTCTTTGGTTATCTATAGATTATCTCGTGCTCCTGAAAGAAGAATTTTTTATATTGATGTTGGCAATCTTCCCAAAGTGAAGGCAGAACAATATCTTCGTGATGTTATGATGAGATATCGTAACAAACTAGTTTATGATGCACAAACTGGTGAAATTCGTGACGATAAAAAGTTTATGAGTATGCTTGAAGATTTCTGGTTACCTCGTCGTGAAGGTGGCAGAGGAACTGAAATCACCACACTTCCTGGGGGACAAAACTTAGGAGAAATTACTGATATTGAATACTTTAAGAAAAAACTTTTTAGATCTCTAAATGTACCACCATCAAGAATGGATGGTGAAGGTGGATTTAACCTTGGTCGTTCTTCAGAAATTCTAAGAGACGAAGTAAAATTTACTAAGTTTGTTTCTCGTCTTAGAAAAAGGTTTTCATACATGTTCCATGACATGCTGAAAACGCAATTAATTCTTAAAAATGTCATTACTCCAGAAGACTGGAGTATGATGGAAGAGCATATTCAATATGACTTTTTATATGATAATCATTTTTCAGAACTTAAAGATGCAGAACTGTTAAATGAAAGACTTGCAATGGTCGCAACAGCTGAACCATATGTTGGTAAATATTTTTCACAAGATTACCTAAGACGCAAAATTCTTCGTCAAACTGATGAAGAAATCATCGATCAGGATAGACTAATTAAAGAAGAAATCAAAGATGGTATTATTCCTGATCCAAATATTCCAATAGATCCAGCAACTGGCGCACCAGTTGATTCAGGAACTGCTTCAATGGACTTGGGACAACCAGTAATGGAACCAGAAATTGATGGATCTGCAACCGAAGTTAATGGAAAAATAGCAGAAATTCCCAAAGGTGGTGAGATTTAATAAATAACATTGATTAATTAATTTAAAAATATGGATGATTTAATGGACATGATTGCTTCTGATGAGTCTCCCTCACAGATTAGTGACAAGATCAAAGAACTTTTGTTTGCAAAAGCATCAGGAAAAGTTGATGAATTTAGACCTTTTGTAGCAAACTCAATGTTTGATGCTGCTGAGGAAGATTGATTGATAAATAAATAAAAGTGTATCTAATAAAATAATGACTCATAGACCAGTTGGCGTTGGAGCCTCATTTAATTTTTTAGCAGGAACAGCAACAACTTCAACTGCGTTTTCTGTTCAATCAGACACTATTAGAGTTGTTGCAGTTGGTGCTGCTGCTCACATTGCAGTTGGAGGAACTCCTTCAGCAACTACTGCTGACTACCTTATTCCATCTGGAGAAGCAGTAACTCTCGCTCTTACGAAAGCATCAAATCGTATTGTTGGAGTTACAACCGGCACTTCAACAGTTCTTACTTGTCCAGAAGGAACTCAACTTCCCTTTGGTGTTGGAGATTATGTAACATTAACTGGTGCAAGTGAAGCACTTTATAATTTTACTTCAGCACAAGTTCTTTCAGTTGACACATCTTCCGGAGTAGAAGGTCTTTTCCAAACAAGAATGACCGTAAATTATAATTCAAGTGGAATTTTGACTGCATTTAGTTCATCAAATGCATCTGTTGTAACCGCAAATAAAGTATCTGCGAGGGGCATCGGCGGAGCTGGGGCAGGAACTATTTATTATCAACAAGTTCAACTTACCAATCAAGCATAATGAAACTCATTAGAGAAGAAATAGAAAAAGTAGAAGTTATTACTGAAGGAACTGGCAAGTCAACAAGACTTTATATTAAAGGACCATTCCTTCAAGCAGAAACTGTGAATCGTAATGGACGTATGTATCCTATGTCTATTATGGAACGTGAAGTAAATCGTTACAATGAGCAATATGTTCAAAAGGGACGTGCTCTTGGAGAACTTGGTCATCCAGATGGACCTACTGTGAACCTTGATAGAGTTTCTCACAAAATCACAGAACTTTATCGTGATGGCAATAACTTTGTTGGTAAGGCTCAAATTCTTTCTACTCCTATGGGCAAGATTGCAGAATCTCTCCTAAAGGACGGAGTAACTCTTGGTGTTTCTTCTCGTGGTATTGGTTCACTTAGAGAAAACAACAAAGGATATAAAGAAGTTGGTGAAGATTTTATGTTAGCAACTGCTGCTGATATTGTTGCTGATCCTTCCGCACCTGATGCATTTGTTCAAGGAATTATGGAAGGAAAAGAATGGTGTTGGGATGGAGGACTGTTAAGAGAAAAAGCAGCAGAGAAATCTTATAGAAAAATTAACACTCTTGTTGATCAAGGTGTTCTTGAAGAATATAAGTTATCAGTGTTCAATGAGTTCTTAAATTCGTTGTAATTTAATTAATTATAAATAAATATAGATTTACTACAGGAACAATACGGAGAGTTCAAATGTCTCGTGGCAAACAATTACAAGAAATGGAATCTGCTTCTACACCCGGACAAGGTGGTGGTGCGGGAAGTGGAGCAAAACAATCCAGAACTGCTGTGAACTCAGGAGCATCTGCACCTGATCCAACTCCAAGTCTTTCAGGATCAACACCAGGACAAACTGGTTCATATGAAGATCTTGGTGGTCCTACTCCAGAAAACTACAGGTCAGATGATGATTCAGCAAAACTGAAAACACCAGGCACAACTCTCAAGCAAGTTAGAGATGTTGTAAACAAAGGTGCAAAATCTGCTGAAGCAATGAAAGAAGAAGAAGATCTTGAAGATGAAGAGGTTCTTTCCGAAGAAGAAGGTGATGAGGATGAAGTAGAAGATACTGAAGAAGTTGAAGAGACTGAAGAAGAAGAAGAAGATGAAGAGGAAGTTGTAGAAGAGGAGTTTGACATCGATGAAGATGTTAATGCTCTCCTTGCTGGTGAGGATCTCTCCGAAGAGTTTCAAGAAAAAGCAAGAACAATCTTCGAAGCTGCTCTTCGTTCAAAAGTTTCTGAAATTAGAGAATCTCTTGAAGAGCAGTATTCTAATGCTCTTGCAGAAGAAGTCGAAGAAATTAAGACCGAACTTGCAGATCGTGTAGATTCATACCTTGAGTATGTTGCTGACGAGTGGATTTCTGAAAATGCACTCGCAGTCGAGCACGGACTTAAAACTGAAATGACTGAATCATTCCTTGAAGGAATGAAGGGTCTTTTTGAAGCACATTATGTATCAATCCCTGAAGAAAAATATAATGTCATCGAGAGTATGGTAGAAAAACTTGATGAAATGGAGACAAAACTCAACGAGCAAATTGAAAAGAATATTTCACTCAACAAGCGTCTTTCAGAGTCGGTTGCTGATGGAATCTTTGATCAAATTTCCGAAGGTCTTGCAGACACTCAGAAAGACAAGCTCGCTTCACTTTCCCAAAGTGTAGAGTTTGAAAGTGAGTCACAATATCGTGAAAAACTGGAGACATTGAGGGAATCATATTTTCCTTCAAGAGGAGTTTCTCCTTCCGCAAGAACTGAAACTTTGTCTGAGGGATTAGATGCTGCACCTGAATCTTATTCAGGTTCAATGGCTAGTTATCTGAAGACTCTTTCAGCATTCAGCAAATAATTGAATTTAATATAATTCAAACCAAAAAACAAACACTTAACAAAGGTAAAAGCAAATGTTCCAATCAGAGCATCTGCAGGAAAAGTGGGCACCTCTTCTCAATTATGAGGGTCTTGATTCAATCAAAGATTCGCATCGTAGAGCCGTAACCGCAGTCCTGTTAGAAAACCAAGAAAGATTTTTAAGGGAGCAATCCTCATTCGAAACCGCAGGTTCATTCCTGACTGAAGCACCAACCAATGCTGTTGGTAACGGTGGATTTACTGGAGCATCAGCTGCCGCTGGCCCTACCGCAGGTTTCGATCCAGTTCTGATCTCATTGATCAGACGTTCAATGCCTAATTTGATCGCCTATGATATCGCAGGCGTTCAACCAATGAGTGGTCCTACTGGACTCATCTTTGCAATGCGTTCACGTTATGTTAATCAGTCCGGTACTGAAGCATTCTTCAACGAAGCTGATTCAGCATTCTCTGGTCAACCTGCTGGTCGTGACGATGCTGCTGGATTCAGTGATACCAATGCTGGTATGGGTACTACTGCCCAAGGTGGTGTTAATCCCTCAGTTCTTAACCCAGTTGGTAGTGCTACTTCAACAGCATATAACGTAGGTCAAGGTCTACGCACCGATTCTGCTGAGAATCTTGATGGCACTGGTAGTGATGCATTCAACCAGATGGCTTTCTCAATTGAGAAAGTTACTGTTACTGCAAAGTCAAGAGCACTCAAGGCTGAGTATTCATTAGAACTTGCACAAGACCTTAAGGCAATCCATGGCCTGAATGCTGAAGCGGAATTGGCAAACATTCTCTCAACTGAGATTCTTGCTGAAATCAACCGTGAAGTTATCAGAACCGTCTATAAGGTTGCTGAGCAAGGTGCAGTTCAAAACACTGCTACTGCAGGTATTTTTGACCTCGATATTGACTCCAACGGTCGTTGGTCAGTTGAGAAGTTCAAAGGTCTTCTGTTCCAGATTGAGCGTGATGCCAATGCAATCGCACAAAGAACTCGTCGTGGAAAGGGCAACACCGTTATGTGCTCTGCTGACGTTGCTTCAGCATTGACCATGGCTGGTGTTCTTGACTACACCCCTGCTCTTAACAGCAATCTGAACGTTGATGATACCGGCAGCACTTTTGCTGGTACTTTGATGGGCAAATTCAAGGTCTACATCGACCCATATTCTGCTAACCTAACTACCGCTAACGGAACTCCAGGTAATCAGTATTATGTTGTTGGTTATAAGGGTTCTTCCCCTTATGATGCTGGACTGTTCTATTGTCCTTATGTTC